GTCGCCATGGGTTTAGCAAGAACAGTTAGTCAGGCTCAATGTTACATGGAACTTAATCCTATAATGAGAAGTGAGCCAACAGTTAGCGGCATAGGAACTTTGTCAAATTTAAAATGTCATACTGCTACTGGCGGTAATGTAAACACATCAAGCATAGGTTCAGATGGAACACCTAATAGACAGCAAGTAACATATCTTGCAAATAATCTAACATCAGGTCTTAATAACAATGAACCAATAAGACTTTATGGTGATTATACAATAACATTTGATGCGGAGTTATAAATGATAGTTTCAGTTATAAAAGAATATGGAATAACAGATAATACAGATTTTAACTATAGAGTAGAATATTCTGATGGAACCGAGCACATAGTTCCACATTCAGAGGCAAACAGACACTATCAAGAAATTCAAGAATGGGCCAAGATAGAAGGCAATAACATTATCGATTCAGGAGCGTAACCATGTTTTTTGGTGGAACTCCTTTTGCAGTAACCACATTCGGTGGTAACACAGTACCTCAAAATGCTGTAGTCAATGTTACAGGTAATAGATTTAATATTGCAGTTGGTAACGTAGTTGTAAATGCAAACGCAGCTATCAATGTAACAGGCAACAGGATTAATATAGGTAACAGCAGTGTAACTGTTGTAGGTAATGCAATTGTCAATGTTACTGGAAACAGATTAAATATTAACATTGGTAATGTAACTGTAACTGGAGATGCAAACGTTGATGTTACAGGTAATAGAAGCAATATTTCTACAGGAACTGTAACAATTATTGCAGATGCAAACGTATCACCAACAGGAAGTAGAGTAAATTTATCAACAGGTCAGGTATCTATAAGAGCATGGGCTGATATAGATCCAGGTGCTTCACAGACATGGACACCAATAACAACGGGGGCAACAGGAACTTGGGTTGAAATAGATCCTTTACCAGTGCCACCAAAACCTTGATTCTGTTGAAAATTAATATAATATGTAATATAAGGAGAATAATATGGCATCAAGTACATCAAGTGACCTAAAACTAGAACTCATAACAACAGGTGAAAAGTCTGGTACATGGGGATCAATTACAAATACAAATCTACAGATATTAGAACAAGCAGCATCAGGATATTTATCTTTAGATGTAGCGTCTTCAGATGTAGCTTTAGCCTTAACTAGCTTTCAAACATCAAACGGTAAAAATTTATATTACAAACTAACTGGAACTCTAGCAGCAAATAGAACTGTGACTATGCCAGATTCTGCTGAAAGAGTATTTATCATAGAAGATGCAACAACAAGATCAGCATCACATTATACACTAACAGTTAAAACTGTATCAGGAACAGGAGTTACAGTTCCTGTAGGTGCTAAAATGGTTTTATATTCAGATGGTACAAATGTAAAGTCAGGACCAATTACAAAAGGTTACAACACAATAACTTCTGCATACACAGCTGTTGCGGGTGATCAAATTTTTGCAAATACAACAAGTTCAACAATTACAATTACATTACCAGCTTCTCCAGCTGTAGGTGATGAAGTTACAATTATAGATGCAAGAGGAACTTTTAACTCAAATAATTTAACAGTAAACAGAAACAGTCAGCCTATAAATTCTGCTACATCAAACTTAACTTTAACTACAAATGGTCAAGCTATTACTGTGGTTTATGTAGATGCTACAAGAGGTTGGGCATTTAAAACAAATACAGCGTAAGGAGCTAACAAGATGGCTCTTGTTGATTTTAAACTACTTCCTGGAATAGATAAACAAAATACAACTGCAGGTGCAGAACAACGTTGGATTGATTCGGACAACGTAAGATTTAGATATGGCTTACCTGAAAAAGTTGGTGGATGGCAATCTCCAGTTAAAAAATCTTTGGTAGGTGTTGCAAGAGCAATGCACGCTTTTGTTGATGTAACAGGAAAAAAATATGTTGCAATTGGTACAGATAAATTTTTACTTTTATATTACGAAGGTGATCTTTTTGATATTACACCTTTAAGTTCAGACTTAGGTTCCACAACTATTACAACAGTTTCTAGTTCGCCTTTAGTTACTTTAACATCTAGTAATCATTCACTAGAAGCAGGAGATATTATTTCTTTAGCTTCAACAACTTTACCAAGTGGTACAGGTTTTTCTGCATCTGATTTTGATAATAAATTATTTCAAGTAACATCTGTTGTAGATGCAAACAATTTTAAAATAACACAAAGCAGCAACGCTTCAGGCAATGCAGGTCCAGGAGGCAGTGTGACTGTAACCCCTTATGTAAAAATAGGACCACAGACTCAAACACAAGGTTATGGATGGGGCACAAACACATGGGGAGCAAGCACATGGGGAACTGCTTCAACAATTAGTGACATAACTCTAGAACCAGGCCTCTGGAGTCTTGATAACTTTGGAGAAGTCTTAATTGCAACAATTGCAAATGGTCAAACATTCACATGGAATGCAGGTGCAAATAATCCTACAACAGTTAGGGCATCCATTTCTACATCAGGTTTTACAACAACAAACAATCCAGCCATCTCAAGATTTACAATGGTATCTCCAACAACAAGACACTTAGTGCATTTTGGAACCATTATACCCACGCCTCAAGGATCACCGCCAAATCAACAAGATAACATGGCTGTAGTATTTTCTGATCAAGAGGATATTAATACTTTTTTACCAACGTCAACCAACACAGCAGGTAATCAAAGATTACAAGATGGAACAAAATTAATCGGTGGAATAAAAGCAAAAGAAACTATGTTGATATGGACAGACAATGCTCTTTACAATATGAGATTCGTAGGCTCACCTTTTACTTTTGGTTTTGATCAAGTAGGAACTAATTGTGGATTAATAGGTAAGAACGCTGTTGTAGAAATAGATGGTATTGCTTTTTGGATGTCACCAAAAGGATTCTTTGCTTTTGATGGTACAGTTAGATCTTTACCTTGTACTGTAGAAGATTTTGTTTACGATGATTTTGATACTACAAAAGGACAACAAGTATTTGCAGGTATAAATAATTTATACACAGAAGTCATTTGGTACTATCCGTCTGCAAACTCAGACTTTAATGATAAATACGTAATATATAATTATACAGATAAAGTTTGGTATACAGGCACAGAAGCTAGAACAAGTTGGATAGATGCAGAGATATATGCAAAACCTTTTGCAACAAAGTTCACGAGTAATGCATCAGGGACCTTTCCTGTAATAGTTGGAGAGTCTGGTTTAGGTAGATCACAATTATTTGAACATGAAGTAGGAACTGATCAGGTTGATGAAACAGGAGCTGTTACAACAGTTTCATCATTTATAAAATCTTTTGATTTTGACCTACAAGCTCAAGGGGGAATAGCAGGAGAAACATTCTTAGCTGTTAGACGTTTTGTTCCAGACTTTGAAACAATCGCAGGAAATGCTAAAGTTACCTTAGGAATTAAAAGGTATCCGCAACAGTCTGATAGTTCAAGCAGTCTGAGCCCCTTTACAATTACCTCATCAACTGATAAAAAGGATACTAGGGCTAGAGGCAGGTTTGTTAACATAAAAATAGAAAACGACGCTGTCGCTGAGTCTTGGAGATTTGGTACATTTAAATTAGATATACAACCAGACGGAAGAAGATAATGTCAATATTTACACCTAGCACAGCTTTATATATGGATGTCTTAGACTATTTAGATAGAAGAGGAATTCCAAGTATTGCTGGTATTTTTGATGATTATGATCAAGCAACAAATCCTTATTTAACCAATGAAAACGTTAAATCAGTTCCAGAAAACATAGTACCAGTTGCACCAGATCCAGCGTTAAGAGGTCCTGTGCAAATAGAGGGACCTGGTGACGGACCTAGAGGCACAGGTTTATTTGGTAATTTAGAACCAGGAAGTAAAAGAACAGTTTTAGTAGATGGTGTTCCAACTGAAGTTTATAAAAATATTACAACTGGTCTGTTACAAACCTTTGATGGAAAAAATGTAAAAGGAGATGTAACAGAAACAGGAGCTTATGATTATGAATTTGAAGCTTTTAAAGGAGATGGATTAAATCCAATAAATGTAGGTGGTATATCTGCTTTCTCTCGTCCATCAAGAGTAGATGTTGCAGTTCAACAAGGGGCTGTAGATCTTGCAGCTAGGCTAGCAGAAGCAGAGAAGAAGAAAAAAGAAGAGGAAAAGAAGAAAAGATTAAAAGAACTTCAAGATAAAATAGATGCTCAAGGAGATAACCAAGGAGCCACTTTTTCTGGAGGTAAAGTTACAGGTAATTTAGGTCAAGGACAATCACCTCACTCTTCAATGTCAGATTCTCAAGGAGATAATAGAAATGGGCCTGGAGGAGAAATAGGCGGTGGAGGAGTCGGTGGTGGAAGTATGGGACCTGGAGGACCTGGAGGACCGAGACGAGTGTAATAAAATATTATGGCAAAAATAGTAGTAAGAATACCTGAACCAAAAGCAGAATACGATGCTTCAACACAAAAACAAATTAACAGAGCTATACAATCAATAGTCGATCAATT